CCGGAGCCTCGACCACGGCCCTGGCCACGGTCACTTTCAAGCAGGTCGACCTGAATTTGTCCAAATCCAGGCTCGACATTGGTAATGTGCCCACCGGCAGGCTGGCTGCCGGGCGTTTCTGGGTTGACGCCACGCCCATTCCCTACAAGGTAAATATTCGATTTTCCGATTTGACTCCGTCCGAGATCGACGACGCGCTGATCGGCACCGGGTACGACCGGGCGCAAACCCAGTCCGATACCGCTGCCTTCGCAGCGAACGAATGTTTGACAGCGCCGGACGAAACTAGCTGCCTTATCTCTGTCTATTTCGTGCCGACGGCGCCCGCCGGCAAGGTTTCCATCGCGCGCGCGGAATTGACGCTGATTGACGGCGAAACCTTACGGCCCATGGCGAACCGGTCGATCATCGTGATCGGACGCAGCGCTTTGGAGTCCGAATCCCCGGTATTGGCCAGGGACGACACCTTCACCGTCACTGCCGACACGCCGACACTGATATCTCCACTGCTTAACGACGCTACGGCAGGCCCGCCGCTATATTTCGCGGGCGTCGGAGTCTGTAACTTTGCACCTTTCAGTTTGGGGTACGCCCCCTGCGCGACCCACTCGGGCACAACAAATGTACCTGTTGTCGGTACGTCTCAATTTCAAATTACACCCGCCCCCGGTTTCACCGGAACCAACGCCTTTCTTTACGGCGTCGCCCAGGAAGAGTGCGTCAACCTTCCCAACTGTCGGTATCAAAATACCATTTACTATGCCGTGGTCACGGTCAACGTCGTCCCGGCGGCGGCCGATGTGGAGCTCACGCTTGTTGCGCCGAGCCGTGTGAGCATCAACACGCCAGTCACGGTTTCCGCAACGATCAAGAATAACGGCCCCAACCCCGCCACAAGCGTGAGCCTGTCGGGCTTTAACTCGATCACCGTGATGAACCCCATGGTGACGGCGTCGGCGGGTAACTGCACGGCTCCCATGGCGGGAAGGCCGCTGGAATGCGCCCTCGGCACCCTCGCTCGGAGCTTCGGCTAACGTCAGCTTGGTCATGACGCCAAACGAATCCGTGTTCCCGCCTCGGGACACATCGGTCACCTTCAACGCCAAGGCCACGGTTTCTGCGCATGAAGCTGACTCGGCCCCTGAAAACAATCAGGCAGCCACCGTGTTTACTGTTTTAAGGCCCGAGTTGTCCCTCCCACCCCGGATATCGACGGCTTTCGAGCCGACAAGTTGGCAAACCAAGACCGGTTCTAATTACACCTTTTCCATTGTGATCTCCAATGCACCTGACGCTGGGCGCACGAAGGGCCCGGTCACCGTCACCGATTTGCTGCCGACTGGTTTGATGAAGCCGCGCGAGATATTTGAACATGAAATTGCGCGATAAATGGCGTTAACTTCATTTTCGCATTTTGAAACTTAATTGCTATGTTTGCAAACTCTCGGCGCGGCAATTCAGGCGGGACTCAAAACGCCCACACAATCTGGTCAATATCTTCCACTGCCGTTGCCAGCGAAACCTGCGCGGCCAACTGCTCAAAATAATCGAATTTCGCCTCGATAAGCACCTGGTAATCGGTCGCCAGTTGCGTTAGTTGGGCGGCAGTATGCGGTCGGCGCATCTTCACCCCGTCACTGTCTGTACTGGTAAATTTGCCTCCCATATTCAGCGTGACAAGGTCATTCAAAAACTGCCGGTTTTCCGGTTTTCCGGCATAGATATGCGGGGCACCGAGCGCACTGCTGGTAACCGGTTCTTGTATTGATAGATTACGCGCGCGCTCAAGCTGCGCAATTTTGCGAGCCTTTATCATATCGAGAGATAAGGGCGCAGGTGCCTCCAAGACGACTTGGCCATTGGCATCTACCACTATGGTTTGCCCAGCAGACTGCCCTGCCAACAGCGCCATGTGATATTCGTCAGTAATCTCTACTGCATCAGCGGGAATATTATCACCGTGGATATCAGCATCATAAAATCCGAGGGTTGAAGCGGAAAAATATTTCATTTTTTATCCTGAGATCATTTGCCAAGGGCAAACCATTGGAATGTTTCGGTGGACGCGCCGGTAACATTATCGTCAAGACCTGCGATGAAATTGGTCGACGTATGACTACGCGTATAGTGTTGAAGAATGCCATCCAGCGCGCCAGACGTCTGTTTGTGCGATGGATAAACGCCATAGACGCTGGTAGGGAATGCAATAGGAAAAGTAACCGTCGACTCATTAGCCGTTCCAGTCGATGCAGAGGACAATGTAACGCTCCCCCATTGCAGAATGAGACCACCGGGCAATTTCTGATAGCCTCCAGTAGCCAGGGATTGATTGCTGCCTTGAAAAGCGGCAGCCAGCGTGCCGGGGCTGATCACTTTATTGGTGATCGACAACGCCTGCGCCTCCGCATTCGACGCAAACGTCGCAGCGGGATTGCCAAGCACCCACACATCCAGCGTGGCGTCATAGGTTAGATACAACCAGTGCCCAGCCCCGGCGATATCGCCGGCAACCAGCTCTACACCATTGGCTTTTACGATCGTCTTGGCCGCGAGCGCATTTGCCGCAAAGGTCGGCGTCGCGGTCGCGTTGGCGCTGGCCGCGCGGACACGCACTTTCATGCCGGCGGTCAGCGTGGCGATCGCCGGCGCGAACGTCGCGGTAATCGCATCGGCGGTACCGCCGGCCGTGGCCGACAGCAGCTTGCCCGATTGCAGCGCCGCCGCCAACTGCGCGCGATTGGCCTCGTCCAGCGTAATGCCGGCGGCCTCTATGATTGCGCACAGCTCCTCTTGTATCGAGTTGAAAATGGCCGCACTGAGCTGCGTGGCGACAATACCCAATCCTGGATTGCCGTCCTTAAAGCCGTGCTTGCCGGCGCCGAACAGGTCTACCGCCTTTGTGGCTGTGGTGATTCGTTGCATGATGATTCCTATAGATAGGCAAATAAAACTGTCGTGTGCGCCGGTTTCAGCCTGCTGATCCGGCATTCGATCGCATCGTCGCCCCAGCTCTGCAACGCACTGTTGCAGTCGCTATTGCACGACATTTGAAAAACGGATGTCGCGGTAGACAGATTCAGCCGCCAGGCGAAATGGGCGTCGACGCCGTACATCGAATCGTTGCAATCATCGTTGCACGTCAGCATCGAGAACTCGTCGATGGTCGCGCCGACATAGCCCAGCGCCTCAGCCAGCGCGATGAAGTAAGCCCGGCTTTGGCCGCCGGTCGATGTCAGTTTCGACACCAGCGCCGCGCGGCGCTGCTCGATCGTTTGCTCGACGGTCACGCACACATCGGGCAATCCGGCGACGCGCTCCCAATCTGCCAGCATTTCGTGCGTGGTGCGCGGGTCCGCTTCGGCGATCAGATCAGCGCAGCGCAGATCCACGCGCGCGAACTCGTCGGCCCAAGCGGACAATAACCGTGTCAGCACGCCGCCGACTTGTCTCCCCCAGGCCAGACCGCTCGGCAGCAGCGCTTGCAGCTGCGCCAGATAATCGGCGGAGATCATAGCCATGTGATGGTGCCCATCGTCGTCATATCGCCGGTCGCGCTGACGACATCAGCGTTCGGCGACGTCAGCGAATAGTTGGTCTCGCCGGCGGCCGCGCTGATCGCCGCGCGGATATGCGAAAGGTACAGCGTGCCGCCCGGCTCTGACTCGCGCGAGATCAGATCGGCCAGCTCGGCAGTCACCGCATCCTTTACCGCCTGCGTGTTCGGCGTGACCTGGATGCTGAAATTGAGCGGCACGGCGACGGGCGCGGCGGCCAATACCTGCGCCGTCACCGGGCGCACCGTATCGATATACGCCTGCACCGTCGCCACTTCGCCCGCATCGGGTATCAGCGAAACATCGTTATCGCGCACAAAGCGCACGACCACGGAGCCGGCGCCGTTTTCGCCGGGATAAACCCAGGCGCGCGTCACGCCGGCGACTTCCAGTGCCCAGGTCTCGTAATCGTACTCGGCGCCGCCGTGCGGCGGCTGTTGAATGCGATTGATAAATCGCGAACGCAGGGCCGTGTCGGTCTCGGCGTCGGCGCCTCCGGACAGCGCGCCGGACGTCACCGACGAATCTATGCCGGCGATGGGCGATGTCAGCGCCAACGCGGTACCGCTGTCGGCATTGCCTACCGCACCGGCGGCATTGGCGGTTACCGCGACGGTCGCGGTACCGGCCACGATGGTCGCGTCGGCATCGGTGGTGTATAGCGCATCGTCGGCCCGTTGCAGCTCGGTACCGGCCGGAATGACAGTGCCGTTGACGCCGGTCACGGTGACTGACCCGGTCGCGAAGGCCGCGGCCAGGCGATTGACGCCCCAGATGGTAGACCAGCGCTCCAAATATTCGGCCTCGGCCGTATCGTACATCACCTGTTTCGAGACCCAGTCGATAAACCCATACAGCCCATGCACCGCGCCCGCATGCACGCGCGCCAGCACATTCAGGTTAGAGCGCCTGAGCGCCGCGTCGCTGCCCGGCAGCCGCGCCAAAATATCGTTAATCGTCCGGGTGATCAGATCACCGAGTACAGGCCGCGAAAATGCCATTTATGCGCTCCAAAAACTTTCAAACTGATATCGGATAACCGGCTCGCTCGGCCGCTGAATCGCCACTTGCAACCCCAGGACGCCGGCGCGCGGGATACTGGCCACCACATCGACAGACTCGGCGACGCCGTCATCGATCAACCAGCGCAGCGCCTGCTCGGCATACTGACGGGCACGGTTCAATACTTCCGACAGTTGCTTCTCGCGCGACAGCAGCCACAGCCGCGAACCGATACGGTCCGCCGCATCCTCATTAAAATCATCGCCCCACCAGCCGCGGCGCTCCTGTGTGCCGTCAGGGATTGCATCGTCATCCTCGGCGCGGCGATCGGTGAACAGACTGATGATCACCGCCGTCTCCAGACCATCGTCTTCGGCCAGGCCGAGCGCGTCCTGTAGGTAAACCGCGCCCTGTTCGAAGCTGATGAATACTGTTTTGATGTCGCTCATCAGACCGGCACTCCCGTTTGCGCTGCGCCCGCTGCCACGCCGCCGTGCTTGTGCGTCTTCAGGCTGATGCCGTCGGCGATCACGTCGCCGCCGGTCACGACCACCTGCGGGCAGTCTACTATATTAATAGCGTGGCTGGCGCCACTGATCACGATGCCGGCGCGGGTCAATGTGATGGCATGGCCCAAATCGTCATAGATCGCCACCTCGCCGGCTTGCAGGCCCTTGACCCGGTAGCGGCGATCGTCGATCGCCAGCACCAGGCCGTGGTCGCGATTACCGCCGACGAACACCGCCGCCACCTCGGCACCCACCAGCGGCGCGCTGGTGAATCCGTAATCCTG